TCAGCGCGTGCGCCTGAAAAACTTTTGGAAGTTGAGGACACACAAATTTTGAGTGGTTCTGGAGTTGCACCAAATTTAAGCGGAATTATAACAGACGCAACGGCATTCGCTGCGGGCGATTTGGCCGATTCTGTTGACAACGCAAATGATTTTGACGTTATTGTTGCAGCGCTTAACCAATTGGCAAACGCTAATTACAACGCGGACACAATTTTATTGAACCCGTCAGATTTCCATAAAATCCTTTTATTAAAAGATACGCAAAATAACTACCTTAAAGATCAAGTTTACAATGGTCTACAACCGGTATTTATGGGCGTGAAAGTTGTTCTTAATACTGCAATTTCAGCCGGCGACTTCTTAATTGGAAACTTTGGCGTTGGAACACAACTTTGGGTGCGTGACGGAATTAACGTTGAATTTTTCCGTGAAGACGGAACAAACGTTCGTGACGGATTCGTTACGGTGAGAGTAAGCGAAAGAATCGCATTAACAAACTATTTACCAAATGCGTTTGTTACCGGTGATTTCACAACTGCAAAAGCAGCGCTTGAAACACCATAATAAAGGTTTAATCAACCAATTTAATGGCCTGGAATTAATTTCCGGGCCTTTTTTTTATGCTTTATTTTTAGGCGCCCAACAGATAAGAACGTAAAAAAAACAAAAAAAACTTTAAAAAAAATTAAAAAAATTCTTTTAAAAGCCAAATAAAGTATTATCTTTGTATCAAACAAAACAATAAACCAATAAAATTAAACATTATGAAAATAATTGATAAAAAAGAAAATTGGCATATAGAATTAAAAAATGGTTATTACGTTCCAATATGTTACTCTCCATATGGTGGTAGATGTTTAAAGATATTAGACTATTTAAAATCTAAAGACAAAAAAGAAACTGAATTAATGTTTAAAGGTTATTGGAATTTTAAAAACAAATAACACAATAACATTTAACAAATAAAAACATTAACCGGCGCGTTTCGGCGCGCCATAATTTTAGAACAATGAAAACAAAAACCGGATTAACAATCATACACGACGGCAACCGCGTCAACGTGTACACACAAGACGAAATGCGAAAGCATAATGACGAAAACAAAATCGAAACGTGGATTTCAAGCGTTTTAAGCTACTTAAAAATAAAAAGATGAGTAATATACCAAATCATTACGATAACGGCTTAAAACACGATTTAATTGACGTTATAGCGTCTTATGAATTAAACTTTAATCGTGGCAACGTTTTAAAATACGTTGTTCGCGCCGGAAAAAAAGAAAACGAAATTGAGGATTTAGAAAAGGCGCTCGACTATTTAGAACGCGAAATAAATCATTTAACAAATAAAATAGACATCAAAAATTTTTAATTATGTGGGGATTAGATTATATTCCAGGCGACGAACCGGAATTTCAATGCGCGGTTTGTGGCGTTCCAATGTTTGAGGACGCCGGAATTTGTTCAAACGCGTGTTTCGAAGCCGATCAAATGTAACATTATGAAACAAAAATTTATTAAGTTTTTCTTAACACTATTATTTGGGGGTTTTGCATTGCGTCAAATAATGGTTTACAACGAATTGCCAACGGCGATATTTTTATTGATTTTATCAATATGCGTCGCATTGGCTAACGACAATTAAATTTCATAATTTAATTTTATTGGTTTGTGTTAAAAAGTCGGTCATTAATTTGGTCGGCTTTTTTTTATAACTTTACATTATGAATGCAAACGTTTTTGGTTGTTATGCCGAATATCTATTCGCAACAAAAGCAATGGAAAACGGCTTTGTTGTTTCTTTTCCTTTGTTGCATTCGTCGCATTACGATTGTATTGTTGATTCGCCAAATGGTTTGTTTAAAGTACAAATAAAAGCAATCAACGAAAACAACCGAACGCGCAATCGAATTTTTTTATCCGACAGATCCGGAAAAAAATATAAAAAAAATGACGTGGATTTTTTCGCGGTTTATTCAGCAGAACGCAAAGGTTTTTTTATTTTTAAAAACGACGGCAAAATTCAATCATTTACAATTGGTTTAGAAAAATATTCAAAATATTTTAATAACTTTGCGGCAATGTAAGTTTTCATTATTGTTTTCTATTCTTCTGAAAAGGCGTCACAAATTAAAGTGGCGCTTTTTTTTTATCTTTACAAAAAATTAAAGGTTATGCAATTAAAAATCAAACAATCAATTTTAAGGGGTGGCAAACGTTATAATGAGGGCGACAAAATAGAGTTACCGGACAACGTCGCACAAAATTGGATTGCCAAAGGTTTTGCGTCAAAAGTCAGCAAAAAGCAAAACAAAGAAAAATTTGAAACCAAAGAATTAAAGGTTGAATATATTGAAATAAAAGACGATGCGACAAATAAAGATTAATTCAACAACCGGCAATGAATTATTGACCGGTCAAAATGTCAAAGATTACGTTCGAATTGACACGTCCGCCGACGACAATATTATTTCCGCTATGATAACGCAAGCGCGCATTTGGTGCGAAAACTATATTTCGCGCGACATTGTGGCGAAAAATAGAACGTATTATTTAGACGCAACCAACGGAATTTTTGATTTGCCATTTGGTCCAATTGCAAGCGTTGAGGAAATAACCATTGACGGCACCGCAACAACCGATTATGAAATTTTAGGTTTGGACAATGAAACCATTGAATTAGATCAAGGACCGGCCGAACGTGTAAAAATAACATATATAACAACCGGAATTGATGACGCGTTAATTAAACAATCAATGTTGCAATTAATATCAACATATTACGACAATAGAAGCGATTTTGTGACCGGTTCAATTTCAGAAATACCAACGACAACAAAACAAATTTTAACGTCTTATAAATCAATGTTTATATAATGAACGCCGGAAAATTAAATTCTAAAATAACAATCAAACGTTTAACAAAAACCGCCGACGAATTTGGGGGTTTTAATTCGACATTGTCGGACGTTGCAACGGTTTGGTGCCATTTAACAGAAATTAAAGGCGAAATAAACGACAAATTCGGCAAACGTGAACAAGACGTCCAGATTGAAATAACAATGCGTAAAAATACGGCGGATTTAATTCAGTTAGGCGACATTTTCACGTTGGAAAACGAAACGCAAAAATTTAGAATAAACAATAAATTCGAATTTGATTTGGATTTTTACACAAAACTATTGGCGACAAAATCGGAATAAATGAACGTAAATATTAAAATAAACCAAAACGATTTAATGAAATTGTCTAGAAAATTAGACAAAATGCGTGCGTTCGAATCCAAAACATTATCCAATGAGTTGGGAAAAACCGGTTTAGAAATTGTGCGTTTGGCAAAACGTGAAGTTCCGGCACCAACGGGAACATTAAGAAATTCAATAAGCACACAAAAAAGCGGAAAATCCGTTAATGTTGTGGCATCTGCAAATTACGCGCCATATGTTGAATTTGGAACCGGTGGTTCTGTTGATTTAAACGACATGACGCAATTAGGCATTCCGGAAAGTTACGCGGCACAATTTAAAGGCAAAGGCATTCGAGATGTTAATTTGCCGGCGCGTCCGTTCTTTTTTATTTCGGCGCGAATAGGATTTAAAAATTTATTAAATCGTCTAAATGGCGAAATACAAAAAGCAATTAAATAATGTTAGAAGCTATTCACTTTGTACGCAAGGCAATCATTGCAAAATTAAACGGCAACGTTGTAATTGACGGATCGAACGTTCCGATTTATGGACGCGTTCCAACAAACGCAAGTTATCCATTTGTCCGCGTTTATTCAGTTTCAAACGACGAAACGGACCAAAACCAAAGTTCGTTTAATATTGAAACAATAACAAGGATTGAATGCGTGACACGTTTTGCAAGTGATGACGGCGGCGAATTGGATTGCAATTTAATGGTTTCACAATGTTTAGAACAATTACGCACACGTTCAGCAAATTATATTGATTTGACCGCCAACGGTTTTAATGTTTATACAAGCGTAAACGAGGGCGTCAAATATTTAGAAGATGATTTGAAAGATTTTACATATTATCGCGCCATTATTGAATTGTCAAATAAAATTGAACAAAT